AAGTTAAGGAATTATTGAATGCAGGCGGGTACTAGAGTTCGTATACCATGGCAAGTTGGTGACACTATTCCTAGTTGGAATGAAACCTGTATATGGGCGATACAACAGTTCGGATTGCCGGGTGACAAATTTGTTACTCGAACCACAGAAGATTATATGGATTTTTATTTTGTCGATGAAAAGGATGCAATTCATTTTGAGTTAAGATGGGGTTGAAGTGCAACAAGTAACATTGTTCATTGATGTTAATAAAACCCTAGACATAATTCATGAATTAAGGAAACAGGGATGGGTTCAACATGTCGATTTTGATTTTGCATACTACAAACCAGAATATGACAATTTTACATATACTAATAACTATGAGCCGATTCAAGAACGTAAAGCTATATTTACTTTTTACAATGATAGCAATGCTACTTATTTTATGTTGAGGTGGGGATGACTTTAGAACAAGATATATTAGACGACATGGGTAAACAGATGGCAAAGGAAATGGATTTTCATATTCTAGCCGATCTGTTAGAAGACATTGGATGGACTAGTGTTAAATTGAAAAGATTCCATAGTCGTGAAAATTCAGTTGATATTACTGAATGGTTAGAAACTAACTGCACTGGTGAGTGGAAAAATCTAAGTACACGATTTATATTTGAGAAAACACAAGATGCAGAATGGTTTATATTAAGATGGCAATAGCAAAAAACACCGGTACTTTTGTACCACTACCAACAAGAGAAGACCAAATAGATTATAGAGTCATTGACCGAACTTACATGAGCCGCGGTAACAAGGTTCAATATGTATATGATTGTAAGAAGAAAAAAGAAGATCCAACTGTCATTGTAAAATGGTGCAGACGCAATTTCGGTGAAAGAGGTATGGGTTGGGACTTTCTTTTAACCTCAGGAAATGTTACAATAGTGTTGTGGGATGATAAGTTTAAAACTATGTACGAATTGTGGAAAGTATAACATGGCTGATATAATGATTGACATTGAAAGTTTGGATACAGGTCCAGACTGTGTGATACTTACTATAGGTGCTGTATTGTTTGATCCTAAAGGTGTAGGCATCATTGAACGATTAGAATTGCGCCCAACGATTGAAGACCAAACTGAATTGTTTAATAGAACCATCAACGAAGATACGCTACGTTGGTGGAGTACTCAAAGTGAAGCCGCACAAGAAGAAGCATTGGGTGATAGAGATAGAGTATCATTTAAAGAATGTATGGATACATTATACAAATGGTGTTGGAAGTATAACAACGGTCATGTATGGAGTAACGGTGCTAGCTTTGACGTTGTTGTAATGGAGAGTGCGTGGAGAAACTTTAAACAGTTACCACCTTGGAACTTCTGGAACATCAGAGACACTAGAACTATCTATGATATCACTGGTGTTAAACTTAAAGCAGATGGTCATGTAACAAGTCACAAAGCAGTAGAAGACGCAGAACGGCAAGCTATTGTTGTTCAGCAAGCATATATGAAATTGATTAAAGCAGAATTGGTGACACGATGAAATTTAATAGTGATATTGATATTGACTTTGGAAACAGAGATAGTATATTGCAACATATAAGGCACATTCCGGCTGCAATGAGGAAAGTAAATCCTATGCGCAAACATTCAACTGGTATATATGTAACTGATATTCCTTATGACGCTATTAACGAAATGTCTACACTTGACTATACTGTAGCAGAAGAACGTGGATATATTAAATTAGATTTTTTGAATGTACACGTATACGATAAGATACGTGATGAACAACATTTGACAAGTTTGATGCGTGAGCCTGATTGGTCTAAGTTAAACAATAAAGTCTTTGTTGAAAAACTAATTCATTTAAGTAATCATTATTTGAGTATGCGAAAAATGCCTGAACCTATTGATAGCATTCCTAGACTAGCGATGTTTCTAGCTGTTATTCGACCTGCTAAAAAACATTTGATTGGTCTACCATGGAAAGAGGTTGCAAAAACTGTATGGGCTAAAGATGCTGATGGATATACTTTTAAAAAGTCACATAGTATTTCTTATGCGCACTTAGTAGCAGTTCATATGAACTTGCTAGGAGAATCAATTGATACGCTTGACTAGAGTAATTGATTTGCGCTTACTCTTGCGCTTTGCTAGTTCTAGCATACTACATATTGGACCGTGAACTACGGTGAGACTTTTGTTGTTAAAAGTTCTTAGATAGGGTTTGAACATAGCCCAATCATCTTTTAAGAACATGTTGATTGGGACTAATCGATTACTTTCCCACCACCAAACATCACCTAGTTCTAAAAATCTATCACGCATTACCTGATCTAGTATTGACCCGTAGTCATAGATAGTGGTAACAATGTCATCCCTGTTTTGAACTATGCCCACATAATCTTGGCCTGCATAGGAACAGACTGTGATAAACGGGTGGTTTTGTGTTAATTTGTTGAAGAATTCGTTTGGAATCATTGTTTTTGTTGTCTACGGATATTTATCAGATTCGGTAAACCATTATATTATTTTTTAACTAAATATAGTAAAGGAGCCTCTTTGTGTACAGTACATCAGTAAATTACTTTATCCCAAGACAAACTGTAGTTTTGTACTCGGGAGCATCCAACAGGAGATATCAAACCGTGTATTCTAAAAACCTAAAAATCCATAAAGGAGTTGACAACAAACTTCAATTCCAATTCCTGAATCAGGATCAAAAACCTGTCAATGTCACTGGCAAGACACTAACTTGCAGACTTATGAGCTATGATGGTTCTAAGGTTTTATTACAGAAGGCACTAACTCCTTTATTACCATTGACTGGTATCGCTACTCTAGAAGTAACTATGAATGAAACACTAGAGATGGATAGTGCGTTGTGTTATTATTCATTGTCTATACCGGACAGTACATTTGATTATCCCGTATTCGTTGATGATAACTCGGGTGGAAGGGGAATTATCGAGGTACTCGACAGTACATTACCCAAATATATAAAATCAACTTCATTGGGATTGATGCCACATTCAGAACCTACTATGGCAGCACCAGTGACATATTATAGTGAAACCCTCGTCAGCAAAGATGCTGATAATTATACAGTTCAAATTGGGTATACCGGATACATCGGAACTATCAAGATTCAGGGTTCAGCGACCGGTTCATTAGGTGAATGGTATGACATTACTGAACCATTTGAATATGATAACTATAGCGGTACTGAGTACTATAACATAAATGGTTGCCATGTGTTCTTAAGAGTTCAGTTTGCTAGCTCTGGTGGAACAATTGGTAAGATATTATTCAGATAATTGACCAAGGCTATTGCTTTAGTGTGACAATTGTGTTATCATAACACAGATGTTTGATATACTCTCTTTAATTCCCGGTAGAAAGAAACAGACTACTAGTGGCTGGACTAGTTTTAATGCCATTTGCTGTGGTCCAAAAGGTCACAATCCTGACACACGGGGAAGAGGTGGTATTAAGTTTGACAGTAGCACCAATTGGCTCTATCATTGTTTTAATTGTGGCTATAGCTGTAGTTTTACAATGGGTAAAATCATTGACCCTAGAACTAGACAATTTTTAATTTGGTGCGGTGCAGACAGTGAACAAGTTCAGCGTTGGAGTCTTGAAAGTCTACAAAATAAAGATTTGTTTGATTTCACTACAGAAAAAAAAGAGTACGGTCAATTAGAATTTAATGCTAAGCCTTTGCCTAAGGGTGAAAAGTTAGACCCAACTAATCCCAAACATAAAATATATACTGATTATTTAAATGACCGTAAGATTGATCTTACTAAATATTCGTTCACTGTTACACCAGACGACAAGTATCGTAATCAACGTAGGATAATTGTACCTTATACATATAAAGGAAAAATAGTAGGAAACACTAGTAGATTTTTAGATAACAAAATTCCAAAATATCTTAACGATCAGCCTCAAGGATTCGTGTTCAATTTAGATAAACAAGAAAAAGATTGGCAAGTGTGTATAGTAACTGAAGGTATATTTGATGCACTATCAATTGATGGAGTAGCAGTAATGCATGACGATATTAGTTCAGATCAGGCAATGTTACTGGCACAGCTTAATAAACGAATCATTGTAGTTCCAGATTTTGATGAAACTGGGTTTAAAATTATTGATAGGGCATTAGAATTAGGTTACAGTATTAGTTTACCTGATTGGGAGCCGGGCATCAAAGACGTTAACGATGCTGTTAAGAAATACGGAAAATTACCTACTTTACTTAGCATACTACAAAATGCTACAATGAACAAAATAAAAATAGAAATGCAAAGGAAGAAAATTGGCAAAGCAAACGGATTCTAAAAAACAGTTAGACTATACTGTTGATGTGCAAAGGTTATTTTTGCGTATGATGGTTAGTAATGCGGAGTTATACACACGTGTAATGAACATTATGAATAGTGAGAACTTTGACCGTTCTCTTAGACCAGTTGCAGAACTGTTTAAAACACATACTGACAAATACAAGATACTTCCAGATACTACTCAAATTAAAGCGACAACAGGCGTGGACATTGAACCTGTGCCAGACTTAAGTGAAGGTCATTATGAATGGTTCTTTGAAGAATTTGAAAGTTTTACTAAACGACAAGAACTAGAACGTGCTATTCTTAAAAGTGCAGACTTACTTGAGAAGGGTGATTTTAGCCCAGTAGAGAAATTAATCAAAGACGCAGTACAAATCAGTTTACAAAAAGACATGGGTACAGATTACTTTCTTGACCCTAAGGCACGTATCAACAAATATTTTAACAGTGGCGGACAAGTTAGTACTGGCTGGCCTCAGATGGATAGAATTCTATATGGTGGTATGAGTCGAGGTGAATTGAATATCTTTGCAGGTGGTTCAGGTTCAGGCAAGTCGTTAGTTATGATGAACTTGGCATTGAACTGGATTCAAACAGGTATGAGTGGTGTATATATCACACTTGAACTTTCAGAAGAATTGACCTCGTTACGCACTGATGCGATGTTGACAAGTATGGGTACTAAAGACATTCGAAAAGATATAGATACTACAGAACTACGTGTTAAGATGGTTGGTAAGAAGTCGGGAAGCTATCAAGTTAAAGCATTGCCAGCACAGAGTAATATCAATGATATACGCAGTTTCTTAAAAGAATATCAAATTCAAACAAGCAAGAAAGTAGACTTTATGATGATTGACTACTTGGACTTGCTAATGCCAATCAGTGCTAAAGTCAGCCCTAACGACCAGTTTATTAAAGACAAGTATGTTGCAGAAGAATTACGCAATCTTGCAAAAGAATTGGGCATTTTGTTAGTAACTGCATCACAACTGAATCGAGGTGCGGTTGATGAGATTGAGTTTAACCATAGTCACATTGCAGGTGGTATTAGTAAGATTAATACAGCAGATAACGTATTTGGTATCTTTACTAATCGTCATATGCGTGAGCGTGGGAAGTATCAAATTCAGTGTATGAAAAGTCGTAGTAGTACTGGTGTAGGTATGAAGATTGATTTAGAGTATAATATTGAAACTATGCGTATTAGTGACGAGGGAGGGGAAGACGGTGAGGGAGCAACTAGCTACAGACCTAACAATCCACAACCCAGTGCAAATAACATTATGAGTCAATTAAAAACTAGTTCTAATGTAGTTTCCGATGAGGAATCTATGGGTGGAACCGACATTAAAAAAGTAGTTGCAGATGTACAGGGTACTAGGCTAAAAGCAATTCTTAGGGATGTTCGTAAGAATCTCCAATAATTAGATAAATACTTCTAGGATCTATACTTATATGCAAAGAAAAACTCGTAGCCTGTTGGAAGAATTAGAGGCTCTCGGTCAAAATCGTGACACTAAACATGTTATCGAAAGCCGTGCCCATAATATCATTACAAGTGCTATTAATCTATTAGAAATGATTAACAAACACTATGATTCCGAAAAAGCTCAAATTTTAGAGAAAAAGTTGCTAAGTGCTATAAAGGCCCGCGACCAAGGTAGGTTCTCAAAAAGTTTGAGAAAGAATGATAATGAGAGCGAGTGAATTTATATTAGATGAAGGTAAAGCTAGCCGTCGTAAACAGGCTAGTATGAATGCGTTAAGGCGAAATGCTAATGCTCAAAAAACAACTGCTCCGGCGGCTCAACCAACCGCGTCTACTGGAACTAGCGCACCCGCAGTGGCTCCTACTAACGTAGGTAATCGTCCTAATCCATATATGACACCACAGGCAAATATTCCAAATGCCTCAATTAATCCTACACAGCAAGCACAACCAACTCAACCAACTCAACCAACTCAACCAGCATCTTCTGGTACCGATTGGAATGCTTTAAATCAAGCTACAGCTCCCGCACCATCAACAGCAACCGTAAAGCCTTCAGTCGGTTCATCAATGATGAGTACTCTTAAACAAAAAGCAATGTCCGCTGGTAAAGGGATTGCTAATAAATTCGGTACACAGGGAAAAATCTCTGCCCGTACTGACCAAATCTTTATGGATAAGTTTCTTAAAGACATGGCAACCGCAGAGCAAACATCAACTGGACTAAGAGGTGAACCATTTGAT